TCCACGCACTAAGATACTAAACTATCCAGTGCAGGGCTTAGGTGCTGACTTAATGTCAATAGCAAGAGTATCCTTACGTAATAGACTTCTTGATAAAGAAGGAGTCAAACTAATTAATACTGTTCACGATTCAATTATACTTGACTTTGATTCTAAAGTATGGGATAATAATAGTATAGTTAAAATTGTTGATGAGTGTTTTAACGATGTGCCAAAGAACTTTGAGAAGTTGTTTGGTAAAACATTTAACTTACCCATGAGAGTTGAATGTGAAATTGGACCTACATGGGGTAACATGGAGACAGTAGAATGGAATTAAATATTATTGATGTATCACAACCAACCACCAGTACTAACCGTAATGGTAGACAGTATCAGTCTATTGAAATTACATACAAAGGTAATGATGGTAGGGTAGCTAACAAAAAACTAATGTCGTTTAGTAATCCAGACGTGTTCAGAGTAGCACAGACCTGGGAGAAAGGAGATGTAGTAAACGTAGCAACAGAGAAAGATGATGCTGGATACTGGCAGTGGACTAAGATCTTAGCGGATGGAGAGGCTGAGCCTGCGCCTACAGACAGAAGCGTAGCTCAGTCCTCTACAGCTGCGAAAGCAACCAATAGAGTAACTGGAAGTAACTACGAGACAAAGGAAGAAAGAGCACTACGTCAACTAATGATAGTGCGTCAAAGCTCTTTATCCAATGCAGTAGCGACTCTAGCTACACATGGGAGTCCATTAACACCAGATCAAGTAATTCAACTAGCAACAAAGTATGAACGGTTTGTAATGGAGGGTGATTCATCATCCTCTAATACAAGTATTGATGACTTAACTGGAGACATTCCTTACTAACATGGAAGCTTTAATCGACCAAGATTTAGTGTGCTTTCGATGTGCTGCAAGCGCAGAGAATGACGACTTAGGTATAGCTATATACAGAGCTAACGACTTGTTTGATCAGATTCTTGAGAAGACAAAAGCTAGCTCTTATAGAGCTTTCTTAACAGGTACTAATAACTTCAGGAAACAAATCTACCCTGAGTATAAAGCTAACAGAACTGCACCAAAGCCTAAACACCTTGATGACTTAAGAGCATGGGCAGTTAACGAACTTAATGCTGAGGTAGCAGATGAGGGACTTGAAGCAGATGATATGCTTGGTATCTATCAGACTGATGATACTATCATATGTAGTTTAGATAAAGACTTGTTACAGATTCCAGGTCAACACTTCTCTTGGGAGATTAATGGTAAAGGTTGGACAAGACCTGATACTTTTGTTGAACAAACAGAACTAGAAGGTCTTCGTCTATTCTATGAGCAATGTATTAAAGGAGATCGTAGTGACAATATTAAAGGCATTCAAGGAATGGGTGATAAGAAAGCAAAAGTCCTACTTGCAAATGCTAAATCAGAACAAGAAATGGTACGAATAGTATTAGATGCATACGGTAATGAAGAAGAGTTTCTCATGAATGCTAGCTGTCTATGGATACTTCGTAATGATAGACAAAAATATAAGGAAAGATATGCCAGCATTTAAGAGTAAGTTTGAAGCGGAGGTCTGGAAAGACCTACGTAAGTATTACCCATCAGTAAAGTATGAGCCTGATAAACATGAGTATATACAACCAATCATACATCGTAAGTATATACCAGACTTTAAGATGGCTCGTAACATTTACATAGAAGCTAAAGGCAAATTAGATTTAGCTACAAGACAAAAGATGATTTGGTTTAGAGATTCCAACCCACATATAACTATTATCTTTTTATTTATGAACGCTGATAATAAAATAACTAAAAGAAGTAAAACTACCTATGGAGAATGGGCTACTAAAAATGGATTCTTATGGTTAGATTATAGAAAGGATTGGATTAATGATTATAAAAAACTTAAGAAAAAATGAGGATGGTTCATACGACTTTGACTTCAGTGTAGATGAAGTAGAAGCAGAGTTCTTAATGGATCATGCAATTAAAGATCTGATAAGAGCTGGCATTATTAAGATGCATGAAGGTGATGCTGAGTTCAAAATAGAAGAAGATATAAAACCAGGAGGGACGTTACAATGAAACACTTAGTCATTCCAGATTGCCAGGTTAAGCCTGGCATTTCTGTTAAATACTTAGAGAATATAGGTAAGTATATAGTAGAAAAACAACCAGATGTTATTGTCTGTATTGGAGACTTTGCTGATATGCCTAGCTTATCATCATATGATATAGGCAAGAAAGTTTTTGAAGGTAGAACATACAAGGCTGACATACGTGCTGCGCACAAAGGTATGGAAGCATTGCTAGGTCCTCTTCGTAAGCTACAAGATAGACAAGCTAAGCTAAGAAAGAAACAATACAAACCTCGTATGATACTTACATTAGGTAATCATGAGGATCGTATTGATCGTGCAGTTAACAATGATCGTAAGTTAGAAGAACTTATTAGTATAGGAGATTTAAATTATGAACACTATGGTTGGGAAGTCTATCCTTTTCTTGACGTGGTTGTGGTCGATGGTATTGCTTACAGTCATTATTTTGCAAGTGGTGTCATGGGAAGACCAGTTACGTCAGCACAAGCTCTCATTACGAAAAAACACATGTCATGCTTTGCAGGTCATCAACAAGGTAGACAGATTGCCTACGCTAGAAAAGCAGATGGTTCTGAAATCACAGCTATTATAGCAGGTAGTTGCTATGAACATGATGAAGAGTATTTAAGCTCTCAAGGTAATAACCATTGGAGAGGATTTTATGTGTTACATGAAGTAAAAAATGGTAGCTTTGATGAGATGGCAGTCTCATTAAATTACATAAATATGAAATATGGTCTTGACAAACGTAAAAGAAAGTGATATAATAATGGTACAATCGTTAAAAAAACAAATAGGTGGTAATCATTATACTAAGTTTGTAATACAACCTACTGAGTTTATTTACAAAAACAACATTCCTTTTATAGAGGGATGTGCAATCAAGTATCTATGTAGATGGAGAGATAAGGGAGGGGTTCAAGATCTTGACAAAGCTATTCACTTCATAGAGATGTTAAAGGATTTACAACATGACAAAGTTTGAAAGTGCTAAGTTTAATTCAAAGGCAAACAATAAAAAGTATGAAGACAATTACGATAGAATCTTTAAAAGAAAAACAGAAGAGACTAAAAAGGTGGAGAAGAAATAATATGGCTCTGACGTTTCAAGAAGTATGTGAAAGGCTTGAAGACATAGATGAGATAACTTTACTAGAAGTCTTAGACATTTCTAGTAAAGATATAATTGAAAAGTTTCAAGACAAGATAGAAGATAACTTAGAAGATCTGGAAGCAGATCTGATTTTAGATAAAGAAGGATACGATTTTTATGGCGACAACATTACCTAGTATTTACCAACAAGTAATACACTCAAGCAGATACGCAAGATTTATACCAGAAAAGAATAGAAGAGAAACCTGGGATGAAACAGTAACTAGACTTACTGACTACCTAGAAACAAAAGCTCCAGATCTAAAGAAAGATATAAGCGAGCTAAAACAATCCATACTAAACTTAGAAGTCATGCCATCCATGCGTCTTATGATGACTGCAGGTGAGGCATGTGAACGAGACAATATAGCAGCATATAACTGTAGTTATCTAGCTGTTAATAATAAGAGAGCTTTCTCAGAAGCTCTATATATTCTAATGAATGGTACTGGTGTAGGCTTTAGTTGTGAAAGACAAGAGACTAATAGACTACCTGAAGTACCAGAGAAAGTAGAATTATGTGATGATGTTATCGTCGTAGAAGATAGCAAGTTAGGCTGGGCTAAGGCATTTAAGAAACTTATCTCACACCTTTACGAAGGTGATATACCTAACTTTGACTTTAGTAAAGTAAGACCTGCTGGTGCTAGACTCAAGACCTTTGGAGGAAGAGCCAGTGGACCTGATCCATTGAAACAACTATTCGATTTTGTAATAGATACTTTCAAACAGGCAGTTGGTCGTAAGCTATCCTCTATCGAAGTGCATGACATCATGTGTATGATAGGACAGATCGTTGTAGTTGGTGGAGTACGACGGTCTGCTCTTATCTCTTTATCTAACTTGACTGATCGCAGAATGCGAGAAGCTAAAATGGGAGCATGGTATAATGAAAATCCACACAGAGGTCTTTCAAATAACTCCGTTGCCTACACAGAAACACCTGACAGTGAGACTTTCATGGAAGAATGGTTATCTCTGGTCAAGTCTAAATCAGGCGAGCGAGGAATGTTTAATAGAATTGCTGCACAAAATCAAGCCGCTAAGTGGGGACGAAGAGATCCAGATCTTAGCTACGGAACGAACCCTTGTTCAGAGATTATCCTCCGTGATAAACAATTCTGTAACCTTACAGAAGTTGTTGTCAGGGCAGGAGATACAGAGGAAAGTTTAAAACGTAAGATTAGATTAGCTACTTTACTTGGTACTATTCAATCAACATTAACAAACTTCCAGTTCTTATCATCAGAGTGGAAGAAAAATACTGAGGAAGAAAGACTTCTTGGTGTTTCATTAACAGGCATTATGGATGCTAAGATCACATCAGATCCTGATCCTAAGATGCTAGAAAGGTTAAGAGAACATGCTAGAACAACCAACGAAAAATATGCTAAAGTGCTTGACGTACCTGCTAGTGCTTCTATTACTTGTATCAAACCTAGTGGTACAGTATCTCAACTTGTCGATTCTGCGTCAGGTATACATGCAAGACATAATGATTATTACATCAG